GTATAATCATGAGCCTTTGTCCTCTTCAACTATAAAACTAAACATATTCCGGAAAAGAAGAGGTACAGAAGCTTCGGCAACAAAATTGTCAAATCCATTCTTCTCTATCTCTTCCATTAATCTCTCCTTGGCATTATCCCATGATTCCTTGGGATCACTGTATACCATTATAAATGGAAACTTTTTATGACGCAATATTACACTCATGGCTTCTCCGTTGAATTCCAGCCGCTAATCATTTCAAAGTTCTCCACCACTTCATCAATGTTAAACTTGCCCTTGTAAAGACGATATGCCTTTACTGCTGCTCTAATCTCGTCGGTATTTAACCAACTATTCTCGCGGTACTCTGACCGCAAGTCTCGACGTTGATCCTTATAGGGTTCCATCGCCTCTTCAATTGCTGCCAGGGAGCGAATATACTCCTTGACATATCTCTTTTTTTCGGTGTGTGAATTGGCCACACTTGCCTCCTTTGTTACTCTATTAATATAACAGATTCTACATGCTACGTCAAGTACTTTTTACACTTCAATGTTAAAATTTTGCATTATAAAGCTTTTCATTAATTGTTCCTTCTGTTTATCAGTCTTACATTCGGAAAAGTGATAATTATAAGTACCCTGTATTTTTCCAATGGTCTCTCTAACCTCATCAACTTCTTTCTTCAGCCATAGGATGTGATCACCCTCCATTTCCGGCGTTTCGATTCCAAATCGTTCGGCCATCGTTACGAGACGAAAATAATGTTTGTCTTCAAGAGCTTGCAACGCTTTTTTAAACATGCGCACCCGTGATTCTTTCTCGTGTTCGTCTAGATCGTGAGGAAATCTATCGGGATGCAAGTGATAAGCTAAACTCTTAAAAATTTTATTAAATGTTTTGTGTAGATCACCCATTTCCTCGATCTCTCCTTCTCGATCTTCCCAATTACCATAGCCATCACTCATGGATTCACGCGAGGACGTTGGTCCAACCAGCCCCTCTTCGTGAATCTGAGACGACCCAGAAGGATTAATCTCGGTTCCGGGTGGGCCGCGCTGGGGTTGTATGTTGTGGCTCTCACAAAATTCTCTATAGTATTGAAGAAATTGGGGAGTGCTCCACTCTACTACCTCTTCGATCAATTCTAATTCCCGATAGAGGTAACGCAAAATATTAACCTGTCGTTTCCATTGTACTTGCACGTTGTCCACATCCTAATTACTTAAAATCAAATTTAACGCGCGCTTCAATTTTTAATGTAGGGATGTGTAAGTGATTGGCAAGGTTGTGTTTCAAACATTCGTCAGCCTCTAAAAACCAATCAGCATGGCTTTTCTCGTGAATGATGTCTAAAAAATAATCTTCGTGGTGGCCACAGTTTTTTGCCATCATCTTATAAACTTTTTGATTAAGTCTCTCGGTTTCTTCCGCATCTGCTTTAATCTCTTCTACCTTTCCAATAGACATCGATGACACATCATGAATCATTATTGTTGCGTCCGGATCCATATATCGATGACCCTCCGCGCCAAAGCTAAAGAGGAGGGCTCCACACGACATCGCTTTACCTTGTACAATAGTAGCAACAGGGATCCACGAAGCATGAATATCCGCAATCATCGACATCAAGCTATAAACTTGTCCCCCGTAACTATCAATTATGACAGGCAAAATGGGCTGACCTGTGTTCTGAGCTTTGGAAACGTCCGCCGAAAATTCTTTGGCGGTGCTCTCATCAAACTTTCTCACCCGAATGATAATAGGAAGATCATCAATAAACTCTTTGTCTTTCAATAAAGGACTAAAGTTTTTTATGATGTTCATATACTAACTATCCCAATAGTCTAAAATTATGCCTAATAGATCTTGTAGAAAATCCCCAATTCGAATCATATTCTAACCGTGACATATACGGTCTGTTAACATGTACTATATCCTTCTCTGGTCGGACTCCCCAACACCGAATTCGCGTGAGTTCATTATTGCTATCGATTACCTCTAAAATCCAATACAATTTTCCATTCTTGGTTTTACGGGAGGTGATCTTGCGTGGAATAAACCAGCACAATTGAAGTTCCGGGTCAAATTCTGAAATCGGGGGAACAAACTTTTCTTGTAGCTTCTCAATTGTCTCTTGAGTAATGACAAGGTTGATCGGAAAGATACCAGTAAGATCGGTCTTAAACTGAATTATTTCTTCTTCGGAGAAATCCCCTTCTGATCGATACATCTCCATATTCTCCATTAACTTCTTCAAAGTCTTGGGACGTTCTACCACACAGGCAGACCAAAAGTGCTTGCGCCCTGTGAATCTATCATCTATGATACCATCGAGCGCGCCACCGCGACACAAAGCATCGAGCGCTTTCTTGTTGAACTTACTATACGAGACCCCTTCTCTGAACAATAGATCTTCAGCATTCGTAAAAGGTCGATTATCAAGAATCTGCTCAATGGCACTCATACCCAATCCCTTAATAGATGTCAAAGGCTGAATCAAAGTTTTGCCATCAAGACTAATTTCCCAAACGGTACCCGACTTATTAATATCGAGTGGTGCAATCTCAAATCCATATCGTTTGGCGATGTTGATTGCTTTTTCTTTTCTACTCTCTGGCTCTTTGTCCAAAAAGGCCGCCATCCATTCAGAAGGATAGTAATTCCATAACCACGCGCACTGGTAAGAGATAATGCTATAGCTGACGGCATGAGACTTGTTAAAGCCATAGCCGGAGAAATATTCAAATTTATCCCAAAGTGAAGATGCATCGTCGCGAGAAATACCCTTGACTTCACATCCATTTATAAACTTAATGCGCAACTTGGTTTTAATATTGCCCTTCCCGGTTCCTTTCTTTGTCAACACCTTTCGCAACATGTTACCTTCATCTAGGGTCAGTCCTCCTAGGCGGTGCGCCAACAATGCAATCTGTTCCTGGAAGATAAGGAAGCCGAACGTTTCTTCGGTAATCTCTCTCGCCTCTTCGGAAAGATAAGAGACATACTGTGGATGGTTCTTTGCCTCCACATAGTCTGCGTCCACTCCGGCCGACAATGGTCCGGGACGGAAGATAGAGGTGACTGCCGATATATCAATGATACTCGTCGGTTTAACGCGAGTGCAGAAGCCTTGGGCGCCCTGCTCAGTAAACTGAAATACGCCGGCCCATTTGCCTTGGTGAAAAATATTCTCATAAATCGCCTGATCATCAAAGTCTATAACGTCTGGATGGATCGTCTTATTATAAAAGTCTAACACTTCGGGGAACGTGGGTTCTTCAACTCCATGATGACGACGCAAGATATGTTCAATGCAACCTTCCATCATCTTTAATGTCGAGAGCCCGAGCAAATCGAACTTAATGAATCCCATCGGCTCTAGGTGCCGGACATTCTGTCCCTCACTCCAAGGTGACTGGCGAACACCCCCTGAATTAATCAAAGGCATATTCTTATCCAGATCTTCGGCAATAACCACTCCCCCCGCGTGACGGGAGCAAGATCGTACTTGACCCACAAGTCCCTCAACATGAGCCTTGACTTCTGGATACTTATTGAGATATACCTGTAAGGAGGGAGAATATTCCATAACCTCTTCCCAGGTGGGAGCATAGACGCCGGCTTTAATACCGTGCTTCTTTTTAGCCTCCGGCGTTGCCTCGCGAATCATAATACCTGTTACTGTATTAGCTTCTGTAAAGGGGATACCATAAAGCTTGGAGATGTCTTTGATCAGCGATCTCAACTGCAACGTGTTCCAGTTGGAAATTGGGGCGACACAATCTTCTCCCCACATCTCGACTAGTCGCTCTTTCAATTCCATGCTATCCGATACATCGTAATCGATATCTGGATAGTCTGTAGCGTCAGAGCGCAAGAAGCGAGAAAATAGCAACCCATACTTGATAGGATCAACCTGGGTGATGCCTAAAGTATATGCGACCAAGGAGCCTGCAGCAGAGCCGCGGCCTGGGCCGGCTAACATTTGTTTCGTCGCTTCATCAGCAATCGCCTTCATCGTTAAGAAATACTTGGAGAAGCCTCGATCATCGATAACATCAAGCTCTCGCTTAAGCCGAGCTAGATATTCTTTGTTGTCGTTCAATCCTTTCTTGCGCAATCCTTCCAGAGCATAGTTAACCAATGCTTGCGTAGCAGTGGTGCCGGCAGGCACCACAAAATCTGGAAGACGCACTGTTGTATCTGGGAAGAAACTTTCAATGCGGTCGTGTGCAATATGGTATGTTTCCGTAATACTGTTCATTACCAGTTCATCATCATATTCAAAGCCTGCGCTTTCACAATAATCTTGATAACTCTTCCACATTTGATCGCCATTCTTGGGATACAATTCGTATCCAATTTCCTCTACGCCGGCGGGAAATTCCACACCTTCACCCCAGGATGGAGTTCCTTTTCCAAGCCAACCTAGGCGTTTATATAGCTCCCTATCCTTCCATGCGGTCGGGTTCGGGTAGTGGCTGTCGGCTGTGGAAATGAGTTTCATATTAAACTCTTCGGCAATCTGAATAATGAGCTGGTTAAGTTCGTGCTGCTCTTTAATGTTGTTCCACTGCAACTCGCCATACCAGCGATCTCCAAAGATAGCTTGCATGCTGCGGGTAGTATCGCGCATGGCATTGAGGGCTGCATCACGGTCAACGCCGGTGCGGTTGCCCTCGTCATCATAAGTGCCGTTGTCCCAGTAGTTGCCGGCATAGACACCACCGAGACATGCTGACGCGGCGATGACCCCTTCGCTATACTTCTCTAGTAGTGCGTAATCCATGCGAGGGTACCGATAAAAGTTCTCGCTCTTATAACTCTCCGAAACCAATTTGAAAAGGTTGTTAAGTCCTGTTTGATTCTGGGCCAACAAAATCAAGTGACGACGACGACGCAAAAGTCCTTGGACTTTCTTGCTATCGTTTTCATTTTCCACTGTGGCTCCAGAAGCGATCTGTGCTTTCGCAGAGCGGGCACGTTTCTTGTCGGCCATGGCTGCTTCATATTCCTCTCGCCACTCTTCGATGGAAGAAATAAAGTATGCTTCAACCCCAAAAATGGGTTTAAAGTCTTTTCCCTCTTCCTGCATCTTTTTGGCATGCAGAACCTGCCCCGCTAGTCCGTTCATGTTTCCATGGTCCGTAAGCGCCAGCGCATCGCTCCCGTTCTCAAAAGCAAAATCCATATGAGCATCGGGGTACCCGATTGCATCAAAGATAGATCCTGCCACACTGTGGGCGTGAAGCCCCACGAATTTAATCGTCATTTAATTCTTCCTCTCTATATGGTAATTTAACATCTAATCGTGCCTTTGTCAAGCTTTCTGCTGGCTTTTTTATAAAATTTTCTGAACCTAGAAACGTTTGATAGCCTTCCCATGTGCTAAGGTCATAAAACCATTCCGTTTCTTGTTTGTGGACACCTTCTTCATTTACTTTTTCAAAGATAGTGGCAAAGTCAAAAGAACGGGCAGACCAGCGTTCCGCGAGGGGGAGCTTCTGCGACGGAAACTCTCCCGGAGGTGGATTAACAAATTCTTTCGTAGTAAGGTGGTTCACATGACGGCGGCATTGTATATAGTCGTTCCCACTCATGGTGAAGGGCAATGGAAGATTATCTTTCACACTTTTGCCTTCATACGTTAAAAACCAATTTTTCGAAATCTCAGAAATTTGCCGGCGGTATTTTCTGAGGTTATAGATATTGTGGATTGACATCGGAAATGACACATAGTATTTATCAGGTACAACCCAATGGGATATGAGAGTGGCCACCCTCCACGATGAGTATACCCCGTGTAACACCGACCATCCATATGAATCGCGCCGGTCGCGATCTTTAGGGTGTACGGGCACGTAGTAGATAGGTATGAATTTCTGACGACTGGTGGGGAGGGGATCATACCGGCGATAATAATAGGCGGGGTCGTGGACCCACTCTCCCACCACCTTGCGTACTATAGGAGCGAGATCCTCATTAGCTATAATCCAAATGGTCTGGCAACCCACGACTGCACATTCAAAGACCGCTTTTTGAATGACGGTAAAGCCTGCATCGAGAGGGAGCAAACACTCCGGGGTTTGAAGATTGTAATCTGTTTGAAGGTTGGCCAAGGGAATAATCCCCGCTAGGTGTGTGTGAGCGCCGTTCATATGTGGTCTAAAATCCTTTGATAGTGGTGGCTATTCTGCGAAAGAGCTTCAAGCAAATCTGCTTGGCTTTCTGTGACAAACGCCACCTTCTCGGAGGATGAGAATGTGATAGATGATTGCGGACGTCTCTCGCGGCCAATGATAGTTGTTCTAAATTTGTAATACTTCGGTGTGCCCGTGGGTGAATAGCCATTAAACATTCCTCGCATGCCGCGTTCTTCCATCTCGTGAATCATCTTAAACCGAGCCATGGTCTGTGAATAATCAAACTCATCCATGTGATTCACCGATAGGTGGGAAACTATACAAGCATCCTTAACACCAGTATTCCCATCAATACGATCTGAAGGGTAGAACCAGATTTGGTTGACAAAATCATCCGGGGTGTGGATGAGATCGATTTCATGTTTGCCTCCGCGATTGAACGCTATCCAATCATAACATGTATATGTCGAGGGTGCAACCTCTTTTTCTACTAATCCTGTACAATTGTCGTCTCCAAAGTAATAGGCTGTGTCAAATTGGACTTCTTTTATCTTGGAGTACTCATTGGAGCATACTAAGGTGCGATCATTATAACGCATGCCTGTACACAAATTACTCAGCGGGAGGCGGCCGGCTAAGGAAAGAATAAACACGAGTCGGTCCCATAAATCTGCTGTTGGGGACCAAACCTTAATGTCTCCATCGTGTGTGAACAATACTTGCTCTTCATTGGGAACGCCTATGCATTCAGTGGGCACATTACTTTCTAAATAATCAAACCGAAATGGTCGACGAGGACGCGTAAAAAAAATAGGCAATTCATTATTAAAGGCATATAATACTGCTCTTAAAGTACTACCGATTACCACGGCATCATAGTTATAAATTATCGTCGCAGACTTCACTGGCCGAATCGTATCCCGACTCTTCCTCACTCTCTACCTCTTCTAATAGGGTTTTAATGTCTAAGCCTGCACAATCCTTCTTGGTCTTACTGATGTGATAGTGACTCACAAACCCTTTAAAGTCACCGTATTTGACGTGTTGTGCATAGTTCCTATCTGTGTTCCCAAACTGATTGAGAGGTGCCTCATAAGGAATATCTAACCCTTCATGAATAGCCTTCCACAGTTGCTTAGCAGCCCTAATCTGCACCGGATAAAACCCCAAGAAAGGATCTAATTCCTCACTTTGGCAACGAATCCCTTCTAAAATAGGTCGTTCCCCGTGTCCATTCCGCACATACCAGTCTTGATACTTAGGATAATACGCGTTAGAGATTTCTACTCCTACTGAAGCGCGGTTGGCCCGCTCACTCCCAGCATGCCAACATCCTTGTTGTATGTCAATAGTTTGGTAGATGGTACCATCATTATCAATCAAAAAGTGCACAGAGATCCCCCTATTGTTTAAAATCTTGTGGCAAGATTGGGAATTCAGACAGACATCCCAATGATTTACAAAATAGCGGATACTACGTGTTGCTCGGCCACTATAATCATAGTAGGTCCCCACATTGGCTTTAAGCCCACCTTGTTCTGACCAGAGTACAACCTTATCCCACTTAATGGGAATAAAATTTCCATTATAAACAATGTAATTAGAATAGGTGGGAGTATCGGGCTTGTGTTCATCGATGCCCACTTGTCGCTCTGTCCAAATACGTCGGAAGGTCATTGGACCAACAAGACCATCGGATGTGAGAGCTTTTGCTTTTTGCCATTTTTTGACGGCCCTAACTAATTTATCATCAAAATATTTTTCGCTAAACCATGACGGATCCCACCCTAAGTTGATACTAGAGGATTCATTGTAAAAGTTTTTATCAATTGGCATGCCATGATTCTTCCTATTATTCAGTTACAATCGCTATGATATAATTATCTTGTATCATATTTAATTGACTATTGTTCACCATAATTTCTTCAATCATTGATTTATCGATCAAAACTTCTGCATTTTTAGTTAAGTGCTCCGCAAAACGTACATCATCGGCCCAATTAATAACTTGAGCCACAATATATCGTTCTTCAGTGGGTTTAAAGTCTTCGGGCAATAAAATGGTTGGTTCTTCGAGTGTGGCCGCGGGGTCTGGTAATTGAACGTGAAGATATCTATTGACAGGTTTACAATACACAGCTTTCTCCATCGCAAAATTTTGTTCCGCTTCCCCCATTAGTATCCATACGATGGATTGGGGTAATTTTCTTGTTCATTTTTTCATACTCCTGTTGTGTAATTGCTTCATAGGGTGGTTGGACGTAACCGGTTTCTTGGTAGCGTAAGAAGGACACCGCTTTCAGGCGTGTCTCGTACATTTCTAATGCATCCTTAAGTTGGGGTGCTTCCTTATCCGTAAAAGTCACGGTAACCGATACAGAATTGTCGGCCCAGTAGTGTTGGTATTGGGCTGCAATTTCTAATTGCTCCCACATAGTCACATCTTTTTTGCCTTTAGTAAAATAAGGTTCATGCACGGGAAACTCTACCACCATTGTATTAGGAGAATATTTATCCTCTTCTATGTTATAGCCTGCATTTTTTAAACGTGCAAGTACATCTGAATCTTGTGAAAACCTTACGCGTCTAATATAATATTCACTTTCTGGAAAATGAATGCCGGGGGTTGAGCCATTTAGGAGGGATACCGTACCTGAAGGCTTAATCGAAGTAGTGCGAATGGATTTAGGAATACATAACCAATTTGAATACGCCTCGTCGAGAGTCTTTACATGATTATAGGCTTCGTCACACCACTGATACATTTGTCGCCGGCCGTGTCTGTTGAATGCTTGTACCACACCGGATTGAGACAATCCAATACGACGATTCTTAAGCATCTTAGCGTTAGTTTCTTGCCAGTGAGTGTTAGATAATGTAATGGTCTTGCCATATAAATATGCAATCTTAAGAGTACGTAAGTAATCTTCAAGATTTTCATGCTTCGCTGGAAAAGTCTCGACTAGACAGCAAAGTTCAGCATCTTCTAGCTGTTGTTCGACACACGGATTAAATCCAGCAATGTTAATGTCATCAAGGCGTTCGCCATCTTTAAATCGGCCGCGGGTGCGCGCGTTATCCAACCAAATATAGCCGGGTTCTCCATTCTTCTGGCTCTGTTCGGCATGCCAACTATAGTCCATGCCTACTACAGCATTAAAAGAGTTGTTCGACCCCCATCGGTGATGATAAAGCTTTTCATCATCATTTTTCATCTCCAAGTATAATCTATCATCATGGCGACCCATCGCTAGCGCGGCTGATCGCCGAACATTGCCAGCCACTACGCAACGTCCTATAAGGTTTTCCGTATCTACAATATCAACAGAACCAATAGGTTCTCCTGCGCGATCCCTATAAAGTTGGATCAAGTTTTCATGCAATTCCTTGAGTGGTCCGTAGCCGCTCGCCGTTCCGCCAAAGCCATGGATAGGGGTTCCCGAGGAGCGGATAGCCGAATAGTCAAACTTAGGCACCTTGGCACCAAAGAAAAATCCATCCAGAAGGAGGTGTACCGAGTCTACCCATCCCTCGCGTGAATCATCAATCACCAAAGTGTCATTGGTATATTGTGGCTCGTGGATTGTAATGGTGCCGGCCCCTTCGGTATCAAAACCGACGCCAATACCCAACATTAGTGCGTCCATCATCCATGCAAACAGATATCCTCCCTTATTAGAGAGGTCTTTCGTAGAACGAAAAGCACAATTAAAAAGTCCGGCGGCCGTTCTCTCTTCAACAAACTTAGTACCCATCATCCAGAGCCCTCGGCCCGGGGGAGTCCATTTTAATTCGAACAGACGATCATATGCTTCCTTGGCAGTACGCTGCGCTTTGCTGTCATTCCACTCAAGCCCCAACACAAACACATGTTGCTTTTGCATATCAAACATCCCTTCGATTACTCTCCGACATGTCTGCCACCATTCTTCGGAACCTTCGGCGCCTGGATCAAATTCACTTAAGCGGCGAGCATAACTACGTTTATAAGTAACATAACCCAGCGGACCCCAGGGAACTTCTTTCTCTTTATAAGGATCGATAAAGGTATCTGATAATCTAAATCTGCGAATGTTGGCGGGGGTTCTCATGGTTTTATTTCCTTTTTAGTTTAGTATATTTTTCTCGCAACAATTGTTGTTGGGCTCTAACACCAAGAGATACGGGGGCGGTGGCAACACTATCAATGATAGTGGGAATCGATGTCTTCGAGAGGATCTTAATGCTTACGCTGGACGTGTCCATAAAAATGGGATAGATCATACCATCTGGTCCATTTCTATTCTTTGCAATAAATATTTTGCCTAGATTGTTTTGTTTATCCTTAATGGTGCGCGAGATGGAAAAGATAAAATCAGCAACAAAGCATTTATTGAACGCCTCTGAGATCTGTTCCATTGTAATAACTTCTGCATTTAATCCCGACCGATTCGTTTGCGATGCGGTCCATACGGGACACTGAAACTCAGTGGAAATTGCACGAAGGTCTTCATAAATAGATTCAAGTTCGTTTCTCTTCTCTTTTCTCATAATAACCGGCTTTAATAGATCCGCATAGTCAACGATAATCACTCCCGGCTTAATATCTCTTTTGCAAAGGCGCGATAGGTGCGCACGAATAGTATTAGTGGTGGCGGATTTGGTAGGATATTCTTTTATAATCAGTGCGCCATCTAAATTTTTAATCTCTTCATAAATCTCATCTTTGAAATTTTGAATGTCCGATAGCGGATATCCCGTAATACAACTATCATAGCGTCTGCCAATGATTGTGTCCTGCAGTTCTAAGGTATAATGTACTACGGTCTTGCCGTCTTTGATCGCTTGGGATCCCAAATGAACCAAAGCCATAGATTTGCCGGCGCCGGTGGGTGCGATCACAACCCCCAGTTCACTTTTGCCCAATCCTCCGCCCGTGATCAGATCGATTTCTTTCCATCCTGTGGAAACGGGGGCGCGATATTTGATCTTAAACCGTTCTTCAAAGTCGACCAAGTAATCATAACCAAAATTGTTTTCTGATCCTAACTTAAGAGCATCATTAATAACGGTAGAGATCTCGTCGAATGAACAATTCTGGAGAAGCCCTACTGACTTCATCATTGCTTCTTTAAGGTTTTGTTTCCGACAAAAATCTAGGGAGGTCTCTTTAATATATTCTATATCAGTCATCTCCCGAGTATGAATACGAGCGAAATAATCTCGCACTTGATTTTGGGTTACTTCATCTTCTTGATCCATTTCAGTACGGAGGATCGTAATCATTGTATCCAAGGAAGGATGCGTGCTATAACGTGTCCGATACTCAAGAATTTTATTTACAAAAACTCGCAAATATTCGAGTTCTAAAAATTGGATATCTAATACTTCTGTAATCTGGTCCGCGAACGGCCTGTCTTCAAAAATAAGTTGTACTAACCCTTCTTGGAAGGACTTTCCGTACCTTCCAAAATTCACATTTTCAGTGAGCATCTATTCCCTCTCGATAGTGTATTGTATATATAACAGATTGGCAGCTAAAGTCAAATCAATTTCAAAATATTTCTTTTTGATTGTCAAGACAGTCTCTACTAATTTTGTTTAAGTTTTCTTTAAGAACTTCCCAATTTAATTCACCAAATCCATCATCACGCATCATGCCAATAATTTCAGTTTTATTAAATTCACATTCAAAGTTT